CATTCGCGTGCAGAAAGTTGAAATTAGGTAGGGGGGGTTAGTTGATGCTTGAAGTGTTTGATGGCTTTGAATGCATTGACACCGATGGTTTATTCCCTTCCCCGGCCCGCCAGGCAGCTGCCGAAAAACAAAAAATCGCGGCGCGAGCGCTGAAGACGAAAACGCGTGTCCAAGCGCGCCGTGCAAGCAGCCAGGCCGTGCTTGCTGAGTTGCTCCCCGAAAAATTCAGCGAAGGGGAATCCTGGCACGTCATCTCCGGCGGCGATATCGATAGCCTGAGCTACCTGGAGCACGTACTGCAGCACGATTCGCTCGACTATGTGCTCATGAGCACGTGGTGCATGGCCAGTGCAGACGTCTGCATGATCGAACAATGGCTGCGCGATGGCAGGATCGGCCGCCTCGACGCTTACGTCGGCGAGATTTTTCCGGCGCAGTACACCGACGTGCATGCGGACCTGTGCCGAGTGACCCGGGCGTATGCCGGCCGCGTTGCGGTATTCCGCAATCACTGCAAAATTTTTGCGGGTTGCAATGCTGCGCAGGCGTATGTGATCGAATCGAGCGCGAACGTGAATACGAATCCTCGCACCGAACAAACCACGCTAACGGTGGATCGCACGCTATTCGATTTTTACAAGGATTTCTTCGACGGGATAAAGAGCTTCACCCGCGACTTTGACGAGTGGACACCATGGCAGGGATTGTAGGCCGGCCGCCAAAGCCGACAGCGCTGAAGGTCATTACCGGCCATCAGAAGGGTGACACCGGCGGAAAAAAAGTTAGCGGCGCTCGAGCTGGCGAACCGCCCGCGCATCTGAACGAGTATGCAAAGCAGGAATGGGCGCGTGTTGCACCCATCCTCGAAAAGCGCGGACTGATCTCGGAAGAAGAGGCCGCCGCTCTGGCGCTATATTGCCAGGCGTATGGCCGCTGGCAGCAGGCGGAGCTGAAGATTACCGAGCTGGCCGGGACGGGCGACGGGCTGATCGTGAAGGCGCCTTCCGGTTACCCGATCCAGAATCCGTATCTCGCGATTGCCAACAAGGCGATGGAGCAATGCTATCAATACCTGCAACAGTTCGGCTTGAGTCCGAGTGCGCGTGCGCGCATCTCAGGCGTGCAGCTCGGGCTGTTCGACAACAGTGACCAAGGCAAGAAAGAGTCGTACTTCAACTGATCCGGTCACCAAATACGCACAGGCAGTTTCCGCCGGCAAGATAAGTGCCGGGCCTCATGTCCGGGACGCCTGCCGCCGACATCTGGATGATCTCGAAAAAGCCCCAGCCCGGGGCTTTTTTTTCGACCAGAAGACGGCTGCGCGCGCGATCGGGTTTTATCGGGATATTCTCCGGCTGAATGGCGGCGAGTTCGAAGGCCTGCCGTACGAGTTGCTCGCATGGCAATGTTTCATCGTCGGGAGTCTCTTCGGCTGGAAGGATGCGGACGGGTTTCGGCGATTCCGGACCATCTACATCGAGACGGGAAAGGGCAGCGGTAAGAGTCCGCTGGCCGCCGGCATCGGGCTGTATGGCCTGATGGCTGATGGCGAAGCGCGTGCGGAAATTTACGCCGGGGCGACCAAAAAAGACCAGGCGATGATCCTGTTTCGCGACGCCGTGGCGATGGTGGATCAATCCCCGGAGTTGGGCTCCAGGCTGAAGAAATCCGGCGTTGGCCCCTCCACCTGGAACCTGGCCTATCTCCAGACGGGCAGTTTTTTCCGCCCGATCAGTGCGGATGACGGGCAATCCGGGCCACGGCCGCATATCGCGCTGCTCGACGAGGTGCATGAGCACAAAAACGGCTATGTAATCGAAATGCTGAAGGCGGGTTTCAAATTCCGCCGACAGCCGATGATGGTAATGATCACAAATTCCGGTACCGACAAACGCTCGGTCTGCTGGAATTATCATGACTACGGCGCGAAGGTCGCCGCGGGGCAGTTGCAGGATGATAGTTTTTTTGCCTATATCTGTGCGCTGGATGAGGGCGAGGATCCTTTCAAGGATGAAAAATGCTGGGAAAAGGTGAATCCCAGCCTGAAACACGGCCTGCCCGGTCTCAAATACCTGCGCGAACAGGTACACCAGGCGCGCGGCATGCCATCAAAGGAAAGTACCGTCCGGCGTTTGAACTTCTGCCAATGGGTGGAAGCGGAAACGCCCTGGATCAGCAGCGATATATGGTTCACCTGCGCGCCCGAACTCGACTTTGACGATTCCATACTGATTGGCCGGAGATGCTGGGCTGGGCTCGATCTTTCCAGCACTCAGGACTTGACCGCTCTGGCGCTGCTGTTCGAGCCGACTGCGGAGGACCCGCACTGGCGGCTGAAGCCGTATTTCTGGTTGCCAGGAGACGGATTGCACGAAAAGTCGGATCGGGATCGTGTGCCGTACCTCGCCTGGCGGGACGCGGGGTGGCTGACCGCCTTGCCGGGCAAGGCAATCAATAGACTGGCGGTGGCTCACCAGCTTGCCACCTTGTCGGCAGCGTACGATATCCAGGAGGTCGGGTACGACCGCTGGCGCATCGAGGATTTCAAGGGCATGGTCGAGCAGGAAGGGCTAAGCCTGCCGCCGCTAATGCCGTTCGGCCAGGGTTACAAGGATATGTCGCCGGCGGTCGATGAATTCGAGCGGCTGCTTTTGAGCGGTAACGCAAGACACGATGGGAACCCTGTTATGACCTGGTGCGCGGCGAATGCGGTGGTGACGAATGATCCGGCCGGGAACCGGAAGATATCGAAAGAGCGCGCGACCGGGCGCGTTGATGGGATCGTTGCCGCAATCATGGCGGCAGGTCGGGCGATGGGCGCGCATGAGAGCGACACAATTGACCAGGGATTCGTGCTGTTATGACAATCGAACGTATTAGCCAGCCGGGCAGCGTGATCCTGACCAAGTGGAAAGCCGACCGCGAGGCCGCGAGAGTCCAGAATTCAGCGAGCAATATCTACAGCACGACGAATCCGGCTGTGATCGAGCTACTGGGCTACCGCACGGCTTCATCCGGCTATCCAGTCACCGATGAATCGGCCATGCGTGTTTCAGCCGTGGCCGCGTGTGTGCAATTGCTGGGCGGCACGATCGCCAGCCTGCCGTTATCGATTTACAGGCGTACTGCGGCTGGCCGGGAAAAAATCGATTCGCCCCTCTGGTATCTGCTGAACGAGCAACCGTGCCCATCATGGACGGCGGCCAGCATGTTCGAGTGGTTCATCCGCTGCAATGCACTGCGCGGCGACGCGTATGCGATCATCCAGCGTGATCGCTACGGTGACATTACAGGCCTGATTCCGCTGCATCCTGACCGCATGTATCCCATCAATACCGGAACAGAACTGATCTATAACTACCGTCCGCGTTTGGGCGAGCCGCATACCTACCAAGACAACGAGATACTCCATATTCCCGGCTTCGGCTATGACGGTGATATCGGCCGCAGCATGTCGGTGATCAAGCATGCGGCTTTCTCATCGATCGGGATAGCCCTTGCCGCCGATGATTTTTCCGGGAAACTCTACGCCAACGGCGCCATGCCGAAGCACTTGCTGAAAACCGACAGCAAGATGAGTCCGGAGCTGATAGAGCAAACGCGAAACCAGTACGCGGAACGCTACACGGGATCGGAGAACATCGGCAAGCCCATGGTGCTGACGCAAGGCCTCGACGTCAAAGAACTGAGTATGAATGCAGTGGACGCAGATATTTTGAACAGCCGCAAATACCAGGTTATCGACATTGCTCGCGCTTTCGGCGTCCCGCCTCACATGATCGGCGCAAATGACATAACATCAAGCTGGGGAACGGGAATCGAGCAAATTACCCTCGGTTTCGTCAAATTTACCCTGAAAACTTACCTGAACAGGATAGAACAGGAGATAAACAGGAAGTTTTTCAAGACTGCAAAGAACTTTGTTGAGTTCGGCTTGGAGGGACTTTTGGCCGGCGACAGCAAGGCTGAAGGCGAGTCGTTCCGCCAAGCCGTTGGCGGTTCACACGGTCCCGGATGGATGACTCAGAACGAAGTCCGCAGGATCAAGAATCTACCGCCCCTGGAAGGTGGAGATAAGCTTTTTGACCTCAAGAACATGTCCGCCCCGACCGCGGCGAATGCCGTAACTACTGAAGAGTGACCATGCATAAACGACTATTGCAACTGCTGCGCGACAATTCCAACGGCATTAGTATTCCGCTACGGGTAGAGAACGCCAAGGATTCCGCAACGATCTATCTCTATGATGTGATCGATCCCTATTTCGGCATCTCTGCATTGGAATTCAACAAAGAGTTGGCGGCGTTGAAAGGAATGCCCGTCAACCTGCACATCAATTCCCCCGGTGGCGATGTGTTTGAAGGCCGGGCCATGGCAACGGAGATCGCTCGCCATGGGAATGTAACGGCGTATGTCGACGGCTTGGCGGCGAGCGCAGCAACCTACGTTGCTACGGCTGCAAAGAGCATAAACATGGCTGAAGGCAGTTTTTTCATGATTCACAACGCCTGGACCCTGGGATACGGCAATAAGGATGATTTCTCAGCTCTGATCGCGCTCCTCGGCAAGCTGGATCAGTCGATTATCAACGATTTTGTCAAGAAGACTGGAAAAACTGCCGAAGAAATAGCAGCGTGGATGGATGCAGAGACCTGGTTCACGGCGCAAGAGGCGTTGGCCAACGGCTTTGTGGATAGCATCTTCGATGGGGTGACCGTGGAGAATAAATGGAATTTATCCGCATACGACAAAGCTCCCAAAGCATTAACCGAGAAACCCGCGCCCGATGACTCGGCGCTATGGATGCAGCACCGTGAGAATGCCGCCCGGCACTTGCGGTTGTTACAGATCGACTGACGCGCTTGCGCAGACGAACCAAGCCCGCTTAACCAGCGGGCTTTTTTTTGACCTCAATAAGGAAATGACGATGAGCATTAAAGCCCTGCGCGAGCAAAAACAGGAACTCGCGAGACAAGCCAAGCAACTTTTAGCCGCATCCGGCGATAAGGTGTGGAGCAAGGAAGACAAAGCCAAGTTCGACGGCCTGGCCGATCAGATCGAAGCAATCGACGGGCAACTGGCAACTATGCAGCGCCTGCTCGAAGAGGATGTGGAAAAGAAATTCTCGGACGCTGAAACGCACGATCCGAAAGACCCCAAGAATGAGAAGCGCGGCGTTATGGCAAAGTTTTTGCGCCACGGCGATAAGGCTCTTACTATGCAGGAGCATCAGTCCATCCGCAATACGATGTCCACGACCACTGTCGGGCAGGGCGGTTACACCGTGCAGTCGGATATTGCGAAGGAACTGATCGACAAGCTGGCCGGGTATGCTGGAATGCGCACGGTGGCCAGCCGTATCGTTACTGACGACGGCGGGCCCTTGTCCTATCCGACAAGTGACGGCACCAGTGAAACCGGCGAGTGGATTGCAGAAAACACTACTGCCACCGCCACCGATCCTTCCTTCGGCACGGTTGCTTTGAATACTTTCAAGGCATCCTCCAAGATCATTGCCGTCCCGTTCGAACTGTTGCAAGACAGCTCTATCGACGTCGTTGCTATGGTCTACAAGCGCATCAACGATCGCCTGGGCCGCACGATGAATACCGCCTTTACCGTCGGGAGCGGCTCGGCCCAGCCGAATGGACTGGTTACTGCTGCCAGCGTGGGCAAGACCGGCACAACGGGCCAGACCCTGACGATCATCTATGATGACCTGGTTGACCTGATAGACAGCATTGATTATGCATACATGGGCGCAACCCTGAGGTTCATGACTTCACAGTCCATGCGAAAAGTTCTGCGGAAGATAAAGGATACAACCGGCCGGCCGATATGGACCCCGAATTACGATGCAGGCATCGCCGGCGGCTTCACCGATCAGCTGCTCGGTTATGAGCTGGTGCTGAACAACGATTTCGCTGTTCCTGCTGCAAACGCCAAATCGATGGCATTTGGTGATATGAGCAAGTACATGATCCGTGACGCAATGCAATTGACGCTGTTCCGCTTCGACGATAGCGCTTATGCGAAACTGGGTCAGGTCGGCTTCCTCGCCTGGATGCGTGCGGGCGGCAATCTGATCGATACCGCTGCCGTCAAGCTATACCAGCATTCCGCCACCTGATGATCGTGCAAATACAGCCTCGAAAGGGGCTGTATATGCTGATTCCAACACGAAAAGGAAAGGATTATGGCAAAGGTTCAGGAAGATAAAACTGTTTCAACGCCCCAAGAGCAGCTCTTAAAAGCCCGCGTGCTATGCGATTTCCAGTTCGATGGCGTGCTTTATAGGCATGGGCAGGTGATGGAGGCGGCAGCTGAAGCGATCGCAGCGCTGGGCTCTCAGGTTGATGCGCATCCCGACGCAGTGGCGTACGCAGAAGGTCTTAAGTAATGGCTAAATACGCTCACGCTGACGTCCTGGATGGCGGCCTGAACGCCATCAAGAACAGCGCAATCCGCATGCTGCTGCTGAAGGCCTACAGCGCAGCAGACAGCTATGCGACCGTTGCTGGCAACGCGATTTGCACGGTTGTCATGGCTTCTGGCGACTATACCCTGTCCGGTTCGGACAACGCACCAAGAGTATTGACCGTAGCAGCCAAGAGCGGGACGGCCTCAGCCGGCTCGGGCGCGACTCCAAACCTGCACATCGCCTTCACTGATGGTTCGGCAAAGGTCCTATGGGTAACGGACGAGACGTCCGATCAGGTAGTGACCAGTGGTAACACGGTCAACTTTCCGAGCTTGACGTATACCAGCGGGCAACCGACGTAATCATGACGATCCTAAGCGATCACGTTGCGGCTGACCCGAATAACCGGGGTTACGCCGCCGATATTGCAGCCGGCCGGCCTGGCCATATCGTTGACAAGTTGAATCTCAAGGATCTGTCTGCCAACCGCACCTTTATCGCAATTGACATGCAATTGGCAAACGTCCTTGACCTGGATGTATATCGAAGCGTAATGGGCAAGCTAAAGGCAATCGCTCCAAACGACATAGCGGTAGAGGATTTCTTGGCTCGATTGCATGGTTCGGGTGCTGACATGGGGCATCCCAAAACCCTCGGGATGATCGATACGCTGGCTGCTCTTCCATCTGGTGGATTCACGCCGGCTGAGGCAAGCGCTTTGAAGGCTGTATCGATGCAATCTGTATC